CTTTCTAATACCTTCTTTTTTAGAGATCCTATGCGTCCTAACTATATAGATCACAAGCATTTTTATTCACCTGCTGACGGTACTATTTTATACCAAAAATATGTAAAAGATGCCACTGATCCTATTGTAGAAATTAAAGGTGTGAATTATACATTACAAGATGTGTTGGGGAATAAGTATTACAACCAACCATCCCTTGTGATTGGTATATTCATGTCGTTCTATGATGTTCACATAAATAGAATACCATATGCTGGTGTGTTGCAGTATAGAGGATTAGATCCTATCGAATCTACTAACAAGCCCATGCTTGCTACTGAAAAGGATATTCTTAATGCTGCAATTAATCCCAATAATATGGAATATTTAAAGTATAATGAGAGAATGCTTAATAAAATATATTCTCCTCAATTAGATTATACTTATTTCCTAGTTCAAATTGCTGATGAAGATGTAAATGTAATTGCACCTTTTATCAATGATCAAATGCATGTTAATGCTGGCTTAGACAAGTTAGTTAAAATTAATTTTAGAAATGACCCATTTCAACAACACCAAAGAAGCTAAAGAAATCTTTAGAGAAAAAAGAGTAGTGAAAAACCCAATTAAATTTAAATTACAATTAAACGAAGAACAAAAGGAGGCCAAACAAAAAATCCTAGATAATACTATAACATTATTAGCAGGTCAAGCAGGATCCGGTAAAACATTATTAGCGTGCCAAGTGGCACTAGACGGATTACTAAGAAGAATATATGATAAAATTATTATTACAAGACCTACCGTCTCAAAAGAGGAAATCGGCTTCCTTCCAGGTGACCTAAGAGAAAAAATGGATCCTTGGGTTCAACCTATTTATCAAAATTTATTTTCACTTTATGATAAAGTCAAAGTTGAAAAATTAATTGAAGATGGTAAAATAGAAATTGTACCTGTATCATTTATGAGGGGCAGAACATTCTTGGATTCGTGTGTTATTGTAGATGAAGCCCAAAACGTAACACACGAACAAATGGAAATGATTGTAACCCGTTTAGGTTTACGATCTAAAATGATGGTATGTGGGGATGATCACCAAATAGATCTCAAGAAAAAAGCCGATTCAGGATTTAAATATTTATATAAAGCATCACGTAAGGTTAAAAATTTAGAAGCAATTACACTTACATCTAACCACCGTAACGAGATTGTTGAAGATTTAAGAAGTTACTACGAAGATAACCCAGTTTTCTAATAAATTTTAATATTTATAAGAAAACAACATGGCAAACCCTTCAATATGGCCGGGCTCTAGCTCATTTTCTGCTGGTAATACACCTTTTGGATTTTATGATTCTGATTCTGATTTTGCATCGGATGCAGATAAAGTAGCAAATTTTTGTGCCCGTCGTTTAGGATACCCTCTTACTGATGTAGAATTACAAGATATTAATTTTTATACTGCTTTTGAAGAGGCTGTAACTACTTATGGTAATGAAGTATTTGCATATCAAGCAAGTGAAAATTATTTAGACTTTGAGGGATCTGAAACAGGATCAACTGCTAATTATAAATTAACTCGTCCTAATTTAGGAGCTATTATAAGATTAGCTGAAGAATATGGTAGTGAAGCAGGTGTTGGTGGCACTACAGAATACAGAACAGGTAGTATCCAAATGACTAAGGGTCAACAAGTATATGATTTAGCTACTTTTGCATCTGAATCAGCCGACACTGAAAAAAACAATATTGAAGTTAAAGAGATATTCTACCAATCTGACCCCGCAATAATAAGATATTTTGACCCATATGCAGGTACAGGTACGGATGTACAAGGATTATTAGATGCCTTTGGATTTGGTAACTACACCCCAGGTATTAATTTTTTATTAATGCCCATTAACTATGACTTAGCTAAAATTCAAGCTATTGACTTTAATGATCAAATTAGGAAATCTAACTATAGTTTTGAATTAGTAAATAATACAATTAGGATATTTCCTATTCCTAATAAAGATGAAAAATTATATTTTAAATATATTTTAAAATCCGATCGGAATAATCCTTATGTTTCTGGAAGTTTAGGAACAGGCGTAGTAACTGATATTTCAACCGTACCTTATGCTAATCCTACTTATGCTTACATTAATTCTATTGGAAGGCAATGGATTTTTGAATATACCTTAGCATTAGCTAAAGAAATGCTAGGATATGTAAGGGGTAAATACCAAACTATTCCCGTCCCAGGAGCTGATACTACTTTAAATCATGCAGACCTAACCTCAGCAGCTACATCTGAAAAAACAGCATTATTAGAACGGTTAAGAAATTATTTAGGAGAAACATCTCGTACTAAATTATTAGAAAAGAAAGCTCAAGAATCTGAATATTTACAAAAAGATTTAGCAGCAGTACCTTATACTATATACATTGGTTAATGGCATTATTTGGAGGACAACGCGACATAAGTTTATTTAAAAAAGTAAACCGTGAATTATTGGGTGATATTATTACCCAACAATGTGCTGTGTATAAACTTAAATTAGAAGAAACTAGATTTAACTTATATGGGGAAGCCACAGGAGGTAAATTTTATAATGGTCCTACTTTATTTAATGTTTTAATAGATAGACGAGATCAAGAATATCCTGAAAGTGAATTAGGTGTAGATTTTGCATGGGGGGTCACATTTAAGTTTTTAAGAGCAGATCTAATAGATGCTAATCTAGTTATGGATGTTGGGGATATTATCTTATACCAAGAAGGATATTATCAAGTAGACGAAGTAATTTCCAACCAATATTTTATGGGCAAAAACCCAGATTATCCTAATGAACCTAATCCTTTAAACCCTGGGTTAGATCAATTTGGAGCTAGTCTTTCAGTTATATGCCAAACACATTATGAACCAGCTGATAAATTCGGCATAACAAGAGAAAGATAATGGCAGGAAAAACACCAATCCCAAAATCCCAAAGAGAAATAGCTAATTCTCAAATTAATCCTTCTGATGCTGAAAGAGGAAACCCCAATAATACATCAGGGGATAGAAGGGAAAATAATCAAAACGTAAATCCTGATAGAGCAAATCAAATATCTCAAAAGAATGATACTTGGAAACCTATAACTATAGGAATTAAGGATTTAGATGAAACCATTAAATATTATTTTGATCACGTAATCCGTCCCTCAGTAATACAAAATGGTAACAGAATAGCTGTCCCTGTGATTTACGGTTCCCCAGAACGTTGGAAATCTATGCAACGTGATGGGTATTATAGAGATAAAAAGGGAAAAATTATGGCCCCTTTAATTATGTTTAAAAGAAATAGTATTGATAGGGTAAGGGGGATTACAAATAAAATAGACGCTAACTACCCTCAAACTTATGCTATTGCTAAACAAAAATATTCTAGAAAAAATTCATATAATAATTTAAGTGTTTTAAATGGGTATGAACCTATTAAAACTTATGAGGCTGTTGTGATCCCTGATTATGTGGTGTTAAACTATAACTGTATTATTTATACTTACTACGTAGAACAATTAAATCATATAATTGAAGCTATTAATTTTGCAGCTGATTCTTATTGGGGTGATCCTGAACGCTTTAAATTTAGAGCCATAATAAATAGCTACCAGACTGTTACTGAACTTAACACGGGCACTGAACGTATGGTGAGAGGCACTTTTGATATTAAAATGCCAGGATATATTATCCCTAATGTAGTCCAAAGTGATCTTAATGCACTTAAGAAATTTAGTACTAAATCTAAAACAGTGTTTAGTGTAGAAACTACCGAAGCTCTTACTAATGTAAGAGAAAATAGATTTATCGAAAATGTTAATACTAATTTAGAAGGTGACAATCAATAATTTATAAAAACTTTAATATATTTATAAATAAAAAATTTAAATTATGAGTCAAGAAGTTATAAATCTAACAGAAGAAGAAATCCAATCATTAAAAGCTCTTCAAGATAATCAGTTTCAATTAATTGAAAAATTCGGTCAATTAGAATACCAAATCCAAATATTTGAACTACAAAAAGAAAAATTAGTAGAACAACTTGAAAAATCAAAAGCTGAAGAAAATAAAGTAGCAGATGATTTAAATCAAAAATATGGAAATGGCGTTATTAACATTCAAGAAGGAACTTTTACTAAACAATAATTTTAAAAAAGACTTTAATATTTATCAATAAATAATATTAACTAGAACAACATGGCAGAACAAGTAATATCCCCGGGTGTATTTCAAAACGAAAGCGTCCCCGTAACTCTAGAAGCCCCAGTATTTCCTGAAGGGGCTGCTATTGTAGGCCCTACAGTTTTAGGTCCAGCAGAGGTCCCAACTGTAGTAACTACGTATAGCGAATTTAAACAAAAATTCGGTAGTGATTTTGTAAGTGGTGGCCAAAACTACACCTTCCTTACTTCTATCTCAGCACAAAACTATTTTGCTCAAGGGGGCCAACGTTTGTTGGTTACTAGAGTAACAAGTGGATCATTTACTGCTGCTACTTCATCAAAAATTGAAAATGGAGAATCAGCAACTACCGCTAAATTAGCTTCAGGTAGTGTTGAATTTGTTCAATTCGTTGAAAACCAAGAATTAAAATTCACAAGACTAGGTACAGAATTCAGATTCATAGTAACTGATGGTGATCTTCCTGACGATATTACTACTGGTGTAGAACAAGTTTATTATGTTTCTTCGGGTAGTGGTGCTACTGTAGACACTACAGCAGGATTGTTAAGAAACAAAATAAATGCCGCCCTTAGTGACAACACAGATGCAGATGCTTCAGCTCCACTTTCTTCAGCCGGTAATATTCTTTCAG